AGTAGGTGGAGAGGTGATCTTCTTACCAAACATGCCGTCGCAGCGTCGTGTTCGTTTTATCCAGCGCATCATATCAGTACTATCGAAGGAGGAATGGTTTCCTCTAACATTGAAGAGATTGTCCAGATCGCTAGATCTTTTGCCTGGTGGGGTCGTGGATGCTACTGTGTAGGATCCCAGAATAAACTGCCCAACGGTGTTTGTGGTAATCGCTTCGACCGCTGGTTGGAAGGGTACGACAAGGATGTCGATCATAAGTATGTCTTCGGCGTCCAAGGATACAACCTCAAGCCTGCCGACTTGCAGGGGTCTATTGGTCTTGTACAACTGGAGAAGCAGACCGAGATACACAACATCCGTCGTCTCAATAAAACTAGACTTCATGAGATCTTCTCTAAGATCCCTGGTGCAAGGGTTATTGAAGAAAAAGAACATGCTGAAACTTCTTGGTTTGGAGTTCCTATTGTTTATGAGGACGGTAAACCGAACCTTGTAAAATATTTAGAACAGCATGGTATTCAGACAAGAAATTATTTTGCTGGTAATATTCTTGCACATCCTGGTTATAAACACATTGAACCAGCATCCAATTATCCTAACGCATCTAAAGTGTTGGATAATGTATTTTTCCTCGGATGTAGTCCTGTAATCACAGATGAAATGATCGACTACATAGAAGAGGTCGTTGCTAACTATACAAAAAATCATTTACAATGGCATCCAGTATGACACAGTATACTAAGAAAGCACTAGTTTTAGGTGCAGGTGGCTTTATCGGTAGTCACATGGTTAAACGTCTCAAATCCGAAGGATATTGGGTACGTGGAGTTGATATGAAAAGACCAGAATTTTCTCCAACTGAGGCAGATGAATTTGTTCTTGGAGATCTTCGTGATGTAGATTTTGTTCGTCGTGTCCTTGAATGGAAGGGTACATCAGGAAACTTCTACAATTCGGTTCCTTATCGTTATATTCAAGTATTTGATGAGGTTTATCAGTTTGCTGCTGATATGGGTGGAGCAGGATTTGTTTTCACTGGAGAGCATGATGCTGATATTATGCACAACTCAGTATCAATCAATCTCAACGTGCTTGATCAACAGGCAAAAATGAATGAACGCTATGGCGTAAATAAGACTAAAATTTTCTATTCTGGATCTGCTTGCATGTATCCAGAACACAATCAACTTGATCCCGATAACCCAGATTGTCGTGAAGAAAGTGCTTATCCAGCTGATCCAGACAGTGAATATGGTTGGGAAAAACTTTTTTCGGAACGTCTTTATTTTGCCTATAATCGCAACTATAATATTCCTGTGCGTGTTGCCAGATATCATAATATCTTTGGTCCCGAAGGAACTTGGGAAGGTGGACGTGAGAAAGCTCCTGCAGCAATTTGTCGCAAAGTTGCCTACCTTCCAAAAGAAGGTGGATCTATAGAAGTATGGGGTGATGGAAAACAAACTCGCTCATTCCTGTATATCGATGAGTGTATTGAAGCAACCCGTCGTTTGATGGATAGTGACTTTATGGGTCCAGTGAACATTGGATCTGAAGAAATGGTAACCATCAATCAACTTGTTGAAACTGCTGCTAAAGTTGCTTCTAAGTTTGTTGATAAAGAACACATTGATGGTCCTCTTGGTGTTCGTGGTCGTAACTCAAACAATGATCTTATCCGCGAAAAACTTGGATGGGATTACTCGATGACACTTGAAGAAGGCATTCGTAAAACTTATAAGTGGATAAATGAACAAATTTTAAAAAAGGTATATTCTGAAAACTGATGAATACGCATTACGACGCAGAACTTGATGCACTGAACAACCCCTTTCCTGGAGTAGAAAATATTAAAAGAAATTTTTCTCAAGCATACCAAGACTTGTTTGTCTTAACAATGCTTCAGGGGAAACGTAGTGGTAAGTATCTTGAAGTTGGTGCAAACCATCCAGTAGAATTTAACAATACTTTTCTTCTAGAAGATAAGTTTATGTGGAAGGGAATTTCTGTTGAAATTGATAAGGAAATGGTTGAACTTTTTAACACAGTTCGTCATAATAAATGTGAGTATGCTGATGGAACTGTCTTTGATTTTAAAAAGAAGTTAGATGGTCGTCGATGGAAAGATAAAACGATTGATTATCTTTCACTCGATTGTGAACCAGCAATGATAACTTATAAAATTTTGACTAGAATTCCTTTTGATGAATATAAAGTTTCTGTAATTACATATGAAACTGATGTGTATAAAGATGGTCCTCAAGCAAGAGAATTGTCAAGAGAATTTTTAAAATCAAAGGGATTTGAATTAGTCGCTTCAAATGTTTGTAATGGCGGTAATCCTTATGAAGATTGGTATGTAGATCCTACTATTATTCCTGAAACTATTTGGGGTCCATTTATTTCTGATGGTGCTGAAGCAAGAGATCTATTTGTATGTCAGTAAAAATTTCTCATTGGTATGGAAGGCTTGGTAATAATATCCAACAATGTGCTGTTGGATGTATGGTTGCTGAGTTGTTGATGACACAGTTTGAAAGTATTGATCATGAGATTATCTCCAAATACCAGGCATCGTTTGGATACAGCACTCAAGAGTTATCATCAAAGTTTTTCTATTGGGAAGGTCCATACAAGGAAGTCAACTTACCAGTTGAACACATTTATCGCAACATGCGTAGGATCTGTAAAGAATACATTGCACCACATCTTAAACTACCACCCAGGAAAATTATACCTGACGATACTGTTGTTATTCACATTAGGAGTGGAGATATTTTTGACCAAGTTCATCCTAACGGGCATCAATATACTCCTAATCCTCTTGATTTTTATAACAAATTACTTTCCAATTTTGAAAGAGCGATTGTTGTCACGGAACCTGATAAAAACAATCCCATTGTTGAGGTTCTTAGACAAAATTCAAAAGTAACAGTTCAATCTTCTTCTGTTGCTGAAGACTTTGCAACACTTATGTCTGCAAAAAACCTGGCAAATTCTGGTGTAGGAACGTTTTGTGTTGCTGCTGCACTATGTAGTGATCAGGTTCAAAATTTTTATTGCACTGATTTAATGTTGACAGAACACTTAAATTATAGTATGCTTGTAGGCACAGATATTAATGTCTGTCAATTAAAATTGAATGATTATATTCAAGTTGGTGAGTGGACAAACACAGAAGAACAGAGAAACTTTATTCTTGAATATGTTTTATGAAAATCTTTGACACGTTCACCTTCTATAACGAACTTGATCTTCTAGAACTTAGGATGAACATCCTTGGTGATGTTGTAGATTATTTTGTTATTAATGAAGCTACAATTACATTTACTGGAAAGAAAAAACCATTATACTTTGCAGAAAATAAAGAACGCTTCAAGAAATGGGAAGATAAAATTATTCATCATGTTTTAGATGATAATAATGAAACCTTAGAAAAGTATTGGGAAGGTGTACCATATCATCGAAGTATGATGGAAGATGATATCTATAAACTTCCAATTCATTATCAGCGTGCATGTTTCCATAAAGACAGTGCAATCTATGCTTTATTAGATCGTGCTCAAGATGATGATATTATTTTGACTAGTGATGCTGATGAAATTGCCAATCCAGAAGCAATTAAAGCGATTTCTGAATGGTTTGATCCAAACAATCATTATGTTCTTAAAGGTCCAGTTTATTATTATTATCTAAATCTTCTTTGTGAAAGAGAATGGATGGGGACAAGAGTTTCTACCATGAAAATGCTGAAGACTATGAGTGTTGATAAACTCAGACAGTCGCATCAAGATGCATGGAAAGTTGAAAATGGATCTTGGCATTGGAGTTTCTTTGGTGATGCCGATACTGTTCGTGCAAAAATGGATGCATACGAACACCAAGAAAACAATCTCCCACAATTTAGGGACAGTATGGAAGAACGTATTGCAAAAGGTATCGATCCTTTTGGTAGGGACTATCTTTACACACCACAAGTTGTTCCCATCGATGATACTTTTCCAGAGTACATCATTCAAAATCAAGATAAGTTAGAGAAGTTTATTAAGTGAACATTATTGAAGGCGTAGCAGTTTCTAATCACTGCGATTATTCTTTTGGTGATCAATCTGGATGCATTGGACGTGTACCTGGATCGTTCATGAAACAAGCAGATCCATCTAATCTAGAGTTTGCTGAACTTGTAAAGGGCAAAGAATGGATGACAATTTTCATTGACAACATTCGTCTTTATAATCGTCAGATCACATGTACAAATGATGATGATCAAAAGTGGGTTGATGCCTTACTTGAAACCAATAACATGTTAGAAACGTGTGCAGCGTTTCCCAAGACAAAATTTATTATCTTTACAAATTTAGAAGATACTCCGATCAGGGATGACATTCATGATCTAATTCCAGATAATGTAAAGGCAATCTATGGCGTCAACGCTATCGGATTTGGTGGCAAGGTGCATCCATTTCCATATGGTGTTCAACGTATTATTCATCCTTCTGACAATCGCATTGCTATTCTACATGAAGCAATTGCTCGTGATGTAACTCCAACAAAACTACTTTATATTAATCATGCTGAGCATACAAATATAAGTGAGCGGGGTAATATCCGAGAAAAGTTTGCAAAATTAAAGTATGCTACTGTAGATAATCGAGTATCATATGACATTTATTGCACACAAATTCAAAATCATAAGTTTATGATTTGTCCGCAAGGCAATGGTGTTGATTGCCATAGAAACTGGGAAGTTCTTTATCTAAAAAGAGTTCCTATTATGAAAAGAACTCCATACCTACAAGAATTATATAAAGATTATCCTGTTCTTTGGGTAGATGATTATTCAGAAGTTACTAAAACACTTCTAACAAATCATGAGTATCTTTATGATCGGGCTAAAAATTTAGATAATAATCTGCTAGACTTATATTCAGTATTCAATCGAGCTGTGAAACGTGCTAAAAATTCCTGATGTAACATTATTGATGTTGGCAGACATTGATATACCTGAAGCGGTATATGCTGTCAATAAATCTTGCGAAGAAATTCAGTGGGGTGCTGTAAAATTTCTTGGTAGCAAAGGTAAACCACAAGGTCTTTGCGATCAGGCAAATTTTGAATTGACGTATCCAATTAAAAGTATTAATGATTTTAATTTCTATTGCATCTATAATCTTGGTAAGCATGTAGAAACATCTCATGCACTATTAATTCATCCCGATGGTTATGTTATTCGCCCCTGGTTGTGGGATAATGATTGGCTTCGATATGATTATATTGGAGCACCTTGGAGAAATGATCCAACCGCATATCTAGATCCTTGGGGGAAAAATCAGCGAGTTGGTAATGGAGGATTTTCATTAAGAAGTAAAAAATTATTGGATCTACCAAGCATAGTAGAAGTACCTTGGGAAGTTAATGTTGGTGATTTTTATAAGCACATGAATGCGGGACTATATAATGAAGACGGCAACATTTGTGTTCATAATAGACATATTTTTGAAGCACACGGATGTAAATTTGCACCTGTAGAAGTTGCATCTAAATTTTCCAGAGAAGAAACCTTGCCTGATAGCGAGGAAGAAACTTTTGGATTTCATTATCATTTTCAAGAAATCAGATGAAGGCAAACATATTTCCATTATGGTGGAACCCTTGGGGTGAAAGAGGACTTGATTTAGGCAATACTGCGGTTAGTATTTCGATTGATAACTTATCTTTTGATCCAGATGCTGACTATAGGATTTTATTTTTGGCAGAACCATATGCTATTGCACCAACTGTTAATGAAGGTGCTTTAAGGAATGCTAATTCGTTTAATAAGATCTATACATTTGGTCAAGCAATTCTAGACAAATATAAAACAGCAGAACTTTTTCCATGGGGTTCTTCCTGGTTGGATTTTAAAGATCTTAAAGTCAATAAAAAACCACACATTACTTTTGTAACTAGTAGTAAAAGTCAAGCACCAGGACACGAACTACGATTAGCAATTCATGAAACACTTGCTAATTTAGATGAAGTTAATGGTCTAGAGATTTACCAACACAAATCTCCACCATTTCATGAAAGGAGAAATGACTTTTTTGAAACTGCAATGTTTCATATTGCGGCAGAAAATTCTCAACAAAAGAATTATTTTACTGAAAAAGTTATTGATTGCTTCGCAAGTAAAACTATTCCTATCTATTACGGATGTCCTAATATTGGCGACTGGTTCAATATGGATGGGATTATTACCTTTAATGATATCAAAGATTTAGAACATATCTTTGACTATATTGATGAAGACTATTATAATAGTAGACAAACAGCAATTGAAGAGAACTATGAGATTGCCAAACAATTTCATGGGGTCAACGATGTTGTTCCAAGGTTAACAAGAAAAATTATTCAGGACGTGAAAGAACATGCCGCTCAACGGATCTAATCAAACAAACTATATTCAAAAAGATTATGAGTTCCTAAGGGTAAAACCTGAAGGGATGAAAGATTTGAAAAAAAATTATTCGCAGGTTTGGCAAGATATTTTTGCTCTTGTTGTTAATGATGCTAAACAAGATGGAACTTTTATTGAGATTGGTGGAGCACAACCTTGTATTGGTAATAACACTTGGTTGCTTGAAGAGCAGTACAACTGGCGAGGATTTTCTATTGAATTAGAAAAAGAACTCTGTGATATGTGGACACCTGGATTGAGACCTAATACTCAATTGTTTTGTACTGATGCACTTGAGTTTGACTATGTTGAGGCAGTAGATACTTTAGGTCTCCCAAGACACATGGATTATCTTTCCTTTGATCTTGAACCACCTGATATTACACTAGAAGCACTGAAAAAGTTTCCCTTAGATCAGTTAAGTTTTAACTGCGTTACTTATGAACACGATGCTTATCGTGGATGGGGAGATATCTATGCACATCGTGAAATTTTTGCCAAGCATGGTTATGATCTTGTTGGAGAGAACTTGAGAAATAATGGATGCACAATGGAAGAATGGTTTATTCATGAAAGTGTAGACAAGGAAGTTCGTGATGCATTGCGTCATGGTAACTGTGAAGCATATCAACTTCTTTTAGATCTATGAGAGTAAGTTTTTGTATCCCGTGCTATGAAAGTCACGGTAAAGCGAAGCAGTATTTGTTTGAAATCTTTTATGCACTAACACAACAAACCTGTAAAGATTTCAATGTATGGATTTCTGATCATAGTAAGAATGATGATGTGTTGGAAGCTTGCCAAGAGTATGCTGATTTATTTGAAATCAACTATGTAAAAAATACTGAAGGTATTGGTTCTATTTCTGCCAATACTAATTGTGCTCTTGAACATGCTGATGGTGAAATATTGAAAATCATGTTTCAGGATGATTTTATCTTGACTAAAACTTTAGTAAAAGAGCTTGACAAAGCATTTCAAAATGATGTATTATGGGCAGTAACTGGGTTTGCTCATACTAACAATGGTGGGTATTCGCATTATAATTTTAAGTTACCACAATATAATGATCGCCTTTTAGAAGGAGTAAACACGTTGAGTTCTCCTTCTATTCTTGCGATGAGGAATGGTCTCAACGAATTTTTTGATGAAAAACTTACCATGCTCATGGATTGTGATATGTATTATCGCCTCTATAAATATCACGGTGAACCTGCAGTTTTAACTGATTATCACATCTCTAATCGAGAACATAAAAATCAAACCCAAAGATTGCAAGAGCATCTTTTACCATCTGAAATTGAGTATTTGAAGGAAAAGTATAAATGATTGGATTTAATCATCTAGGTCGTCATGGTCGTCTGGGAAACCAGATGTTTCAGTATGCTGGGCTTCGCGGTATTGCTGCTCATCGAGGATATGATTTTGCTATTCCACCTAGCGACTTCAAAGATCCTTGGACAGATCATCAGCTGTTTGAAGCATTTAAACTAACAGGTCTTACAAACATTGCCGTTGTTCCTGGACCTTATGTGCAGGAAACATCATTTAAATTTGATGAGAACCTATTTAATAATATGCCTGACGGGCATAATATATACGGATATCTTCAGACTACAAAATATTTTTCTCATATTGAAAAAGAAATTCGTGAAGACTTTCAATTTAAGAATGATATTTACGGTCCTTGCAAAGAACTAATTAATAGTGTAGAAGAACCTATTGCTTTACATGTTCGTCGTGGAGACTATCTTGTAAACTCCGACAATCATCCACCCTGCCCAAAGGAATATTACGATGAAGCACTATCTAGATTTGATACTTCTCGTAACGTTATTGTTTTTTCTGACGATCCTGAATGGTGTGGGACTGTATTTACTGATGACAGGTTCCTCATCTCTGAGGGCGGCGATAACTTAGCAGATTTGTGCATGATGACACTATGCACAGACTTTATTATTGCTAATTCCTCATTCTCTTGGTGGGGATCTTGGTTGTGTGAAAATAAAGATAAGCGTATTATTGCACCAAATAAGTGGTTTGGTACAGGATATACTGCAGCACATGATACTTCTGATTTATACTGTGACAACTGGGAGGTAATCTAATGGAACTAGAAATTTTAGAACAAGAATATATTTCATTAAAAGAAGCGACATTTATTATTCCTTTGCGAATTGAAACTGATGATAGGATGCGTAATATTATTACCACCCTAATCTATTTGCTTCGCAACTTTGATACCACTGTTATTATAAAAGAGTATGATAGTGTATCTACGTTTGAAAGATCTGTTTTTCCTCAGATTGAACAAGCACTAACTGAGGATCAACTTAAAAATCTTGTTCATGTTTTTGAGGAAACTGATCAATATACTTTCCATAGAACAAGACTTCTTAATGATATGATCTTGATGGCTAAAACGCCAATCGTTGTCAACTATGATAGTGATATTATTCTGCCTAAGCACGTATACAAACAAGCGGTAGATTTACTCTTAAACGGATATTCAAATCCTGCGTTCCCTGATGCAAAACCAGAACCAGTCAAGGTAGTTTATCCTTATGGGTATGGCGATTATCAGCGTCAAGTATTTTTCAATGATGAACAAGCAACTAACTTTATCAATTCTAATTTTAACTTTTTAGCATTTACAGATACAAAAGTTTGGGATGCTAAGTATGGGTTCTGTCAGTTCTTTGACCGCGAAGAATATATTCGTTTAGGTATGGAGAATGAAAACTTCGTATCGTATGGGTATGAAGATGATGAACGGTATCTTCGGTTCAATCAACTATCACATGTAGCAAGAATTGATGATGCAGTTTATCATTTGGAACACAAGAGAACTTCTAATTCCTGGTTTAATAATCCACATATTGAAGAAAACAGAAGTCTATTTCAATACTTGTCAAGAATATCTCCAGAAAAAATTCTAGAATATTATACTAATCAAACTTATATGGCAAATCGAGGTATTATTCACGGGAAGAAGATTGGTGGATAAAAATAAAGCAGTATATAAATTAAAAGAATTTCCTAAATGTCTTTGGATTAATCTTGATCGATTTCCTGAACGCAGGAAATATATGGAAGATCAATTTACCTATTGGGAGATCCAAGATCATTACCGCATTTCTGGTATTGATGGTAAAGAAGATGATCCTACTTCATATTTGAAGGGAACAATTCCACATAACATGAACCAAGGTGAGATTGCTTGTGTGCTTTCTCATCTAAATGCAATCAAATATTTTTTATATGAAACAGATCTTTCAGAAATTATGATTATGGAAGATGATGTTGATCTTTCTACTGCCAAGTATTGGAACTTTACTTGGAAAGAAGTGAGAAAAAGACTTCCAATTAATTTTGATACTTGCCAGTTTACAATCATTAATCCGAATGGTATTACACTGAAGTTACACCATAGGTTTATCAATGATTTTTCTGCTGCTTGTTATCTAATCACCAGACATCATGCAGAAAAAATTTTCAAACTTCATAATAGAGGATCTTGTTGGAAGATTGATCAAAATATTAAACCAAGAGCTGTATCTGAAGATCTAATTCTTGATAGTGGAAAGGGATATTCAACTCCACTATTCAACTATAGACTTGATCTTGGATCTGCAATTCATGAAGAACACATTGATATTTTTCATAAAGATAGTAGAAATGCTCTTGCAGAATTTTGGCAACATCAGGGTCCAGATCAAAACGTAGATCAAATTATGGAACTTGATGAATATTGTGGTAGAATACCACCACAGGTATATTTAAATCAACAGCAATGAAATTAGTAGATCATATTGGCATTTTTGAAAATGCTGTCCCAGATGAATTGTGTGATTTGATCATCAAAGTATTTGATGGTTGGATGAATGAAAAGATGACACCAGAAGTAGAGCAATGGAAATCTTCTGGTGAAGATCAGTTCCCTGATAGGGAACTAAGTAGAAAGGATGAACAATTGTATTTGGAATGTGTTGACTTGAAAGTGTCTATACAGTTAAACACGTTTATTGGACAATGTTTTGAGCAGTATGCAAAGTATTATACTGGTATGGTTCAGAACAATGATCCAGTTTCGTCGTGGACAACAAAAATTCAAAGAACCACAGCAGGTGGTGGATATCATAAATGGCATTGTGAAAATGGTGCTTTTATGTATAGGGATCGTGTCTTGACTTGGATGGCATACTTGAATGATATTCCACCAGAGAATGGTGGTGCAACAGAGTTTCTTTATCAGAAATTAGCACTTCATCCAAAAAAAGGCACAATTGTTTTATGGCCAGCTGCGTATACACACATGCATCGTGGGGGATTTTTAACTGGACCTATTGATAAATACATTGCAACAGGATGGTTTCTTAGAGAACCTGGTGCTGTAACCGATAAAATGTTATCCGAATTGTGATTATCTACACTTGTATTACTAATGGGTATGATCGAATATCTGAAGAGAATTATTATGATCCCGATATTAGATATGTGTGTTTTTATGACGGTGACTTAGAAAAAATAGGTCCGTGGGAGTTTATTAAACTCGATTTAGATATTCAATGTCCAGTAAGAAGATCATATCATCCAAAACATCTCCCCCATCATTATTTTGATGTGGGAGAATTGACAGTATGGGTAGATGGATGTTACTTGTTAACAAAAGAATTTACAGAATTTTCTAAAGAAGTTTTTTCCGAACATGATTTTTGTTTACAAAAACATCCAGATCAAAGATCTTTACTTGCGGAATTTTCTAAATTATATTTTCAAGGATTTTCTACTGCTGATGAAATTCTTGAAATGGCATCTAAAATTAAAGAACTCGGGTACACTTTATTAGATTATAATCAAACGATTAATTGTGCAATTTGGAGAAAAATTTGTCCTGCCGTTAATGATTGGAATAATCTTTGGCGAGAATGGTATGATAATGGAGTTAATAGGGATCAAATTTCAAGCTCTATTGCGGAATTTTTGATTTCAAAAAAATATAAATCACCACTTAATTATACTATTAATAAAGTTAACCCACAATTAAATTTTAAATACAGCACTACACGACAAAAAGAATATAAAGAAGCATACAATTTGCATTCAATTCCAACAATGAAGGAAAGAATTTCATTGTTAGACAAACTAAAAGGAATTTTTGGAGAACCGATTGATACTTTTACTGTTAATAGGATGTATGCGTGCGTAAGATACACACCATTTGAATTAAACAATTATGTTGAAAAGAAAGACATGGTTGTATATACATGTATTACAAACGGATACGATGAATTTGTTCCACTCAATTACTATGATCCAGAAGTAAGGTATGTATGTTTTCATGATGGGACTATTGATACAACAGTGGATCCGTGGGAGTATATTGATATAAGAGATTATCATCATGAAGAATGTCCTCGTAGATTATCTTTCTTTCCAAAAGCTAATCCTCATATTTGGTTTCCAAATAGAACAAATACAATTTGGATTGATGGATGCTATCAGCACACTAGAGAATTTATCAATAGAAGTAGAGGATGTTTTCCCTTTACTATGTTAAGACATGCATCAAGATTTTCTTATTTTGATGAAATGTTAGAAGGATTTACTTGTGCATTTTTTTCATATGATGATGCAATTCATCTTACAAAAGAATTGAAAAAAATTCGATATAATTTTAGAACTTATGGGAGCCCACTTGGAACCATTGTATGGAGAACGATGAGTGATGAAATGACGGCGTTCAATAAATTGTGGTATGAATGGTCACTTGTTGGATGTAATAGAGATCAAATATCTTTCGATGTAGCATTAAGATTATCTAATATAGATTTACCATCTGTTTATGAGCATAGAGAGCATTCTGGAGTTCCTTTGGGGTACTTTAATAAAAAAGGTAGGAAAGGAATGCATCCGCAAAGAGGAGATAAAACTCAATATTTAAGACAAGAAGAACTTCTAAATGATTTAGAAAAACTAACTGGATTGAACCCTAAATTATATACAGGATATCCATCCCATGATTTTTATATGAAAGTTTATGGTATTATAGAATGATTATCTACACCTGCATCACTAATAACTATTGTGAACTTCCAGAGATGGAAGATTTAGGACACGAATACATTTGTTTTCATGATGGAACTGTTCAAGAAAAATCTCCATGGAAATTGAGAGAAATTAAATATCAGCATGATAACCCAGTAGTTCTTTCAAGACATCCAAAGATTTTATTTCATGAATACTTTGATGAACCTTGTGTATATGTCGATGCTTCAAGATTGCATTTAATTAACAATCAAGAATTTTTTTCTTTGTCTGAAAAAATTTTAAGAAAGAAAAAACTTTTTATTTTAGAGCATCCAGAACAGCACAATTATTTTGAAGAATGTTTAGAATATTATATTAGATCTTGGGTTCAGGAGGATAAAATAATTGATCAAACAGAATATTTAAAACAACAGGAATATGATTTTTTAAATCATGAAACAATTTTTGCTTGTATTTTGTGGAGAAATCCGACCGAAGATGCAATAAGGTGGTCAAACATTTGGTGGAAACTATATGAAAAATACAATCCAAGAGATCAATTAACTGGTTCTGCAGCATTAAAATTGTCAAACATAGATTATGTTAAAGAACATCCAGCAAAAACAATATCTAAATTTACTTTTTATAAAGGTTGGTGGAATAATTTGTTGGGTGGATCTGGTAATTATTCTGGTGGTAAAAATGAACTTGATTGGAAAGTCTTTCTTGAAAGACTTTCAACGTCATCTCAAGTAGAATGTAAAACTAAAATTAATTTATCTCGTTTGATGTATTTAAAAACCCTTGGATATGGGACAATTTACAACCAAATGATTAATCATAAAATTATTAATGATATACCTGTAACAAAATATCAAGAAAAAGCATATAAAAATCATCAAAAACTATTAAATGAGTTTGATGATAAACCTTTTATCATTTATAGTTGCATTACTAATAATTACGATAAAATTCCAGAGGAAAACTATTATGATCCAGATGTAAGATATGTTATGTTTCATGATGGAACTATTGATACAACAATTGGTCCTTGGGAATATATTGATATAAGAGATTATTGTGATTTGACTTGTCCAAGACGATTATCAGCTTTCCCAAAAATAAATCCTCATAAATTTTTTAATGCGGGCGATAACACTGTATGGATAGATGCTTGTTATATTCAAACTAAAGAATTTGTTGAATATTCAAAAAAAGTTTTTCCCACAAAAGGAGTAACTACTTTAGAACATTGCTATGAGTTTACTTATTATGATGAGATGTTGGAAGGATTTATGTGTTCATTTTTTTCATATGAACATGGAGTTGAATTGACAAAGAAATTAGCAGATGCTGGATATAATTTTAAACAGTATATTAGTCCCTGCTGCACGATACTTTGGAGAACAATCAAATCAGATAAAACCTTTCATAATTTTTGTGATCTTTGGTGGGAATGGTCTTTGGTTGGATCTAATAGAGATCAACATTCTTTTGATGCAGCAAGACAATTCACTAATATGGAAGTAACTCGCGTCATTAATAAACCACCATCAACTAAAGTAGCTGGAATTGATTTAAAATTTTCTTTAAAAAATAAAAATAGAAAAGGAAAACATCCTAAAAGAGGTAATACTTCACAGTGGAAAAGAAGAAATGATTTTTTAAAAGAATTGCAGCAATATACTAATTTAAATCCAAAACTTTATGCCAAACATGAACATATAACAATGATGGATTGGAATGGAGTATTTGAAAATGACGCCGAAAGAACTGAATACACATCTACTTCAACTACTATTTCAAGTTTAGCAAGACAAAAGCGTTTGTGGGAAGAGAGAACTTTATCTGTAAATGATGCTATATGGTCTGATCATAAACCATCTCATATAAAAAGACTTGACGCAGAAAGAATCGAAAAACTCAAGTCAATGAACAGTTGAGTATTTATACGCATTGACTGTCAGGGAATTCTGATATATGATAAATAATGTGAAGAAATGGAAACATTTCTTAACATAATTAATCCCACAATTACTCGGAGTTTTAAATGACTGCATCCATCGCCCAACAGCGTGGAAGCAATATTTGGCAAGAGTTCTGTGAATGGGTAACCTCAACCGACAATCGTTTGTATGTTGGTTGGTTTGGAACACTGATGATTCCTACCCTTCTCGCAGCAACTATCTGCTTCATTGTTGCTTTCATTGCTGCACCTCCCGTCGATATTGACGGTATCCGTGAACCCGTTGCTGGTTCACTCATGTACGGCAACAACATCATTTCTGGTGCTGTTGTTCCATCGTCTAACGCTATTGGACTTCACTTCTATCCCATTTGGGAAGCAGCAAGTTTAGATGAATGGCTTTATAACGGTGGTCCCTTTCAATTGATTGTTTTCCACTTCCTGATCGGTGTCTATGCCTATATGGGTCGTGAGTGGGAACTTTCATACCGTCTTGGTATGCGTCCTTGGATCTGTGTAGCATACTCAGCACCTGTTGCTGCTGCTTCTGCAGTGTTCTTGGTCTATCCTTTTGGTCAGGGTTCGTTCTCTGATGCGATGCCTCTGGGTATTTCTGGAACCTTCAACTACATGCTTGTGTTCCAGGCAGAGCATAACATTCTTATGCATCCTTTCCACATGCTTGGAGTTGCTGGTGTGTTTGGTGGTTCTTTGTTTAGTGCGATGCACGGTTCCCTTGTGACTTCTTCGCTTGTTCGTGAAACTACTGAAAATGAATCCCAAAACTACGGATACAAGTTCGGACAAGAAGAAGAAACCTACAACATTGTAGCTGCTCACGGTTATTTTGGTCGCCTTATCTTCCAATATGCTTCCTTCAATAACTCACGCTCGCTGCACTTCTTCCTTGCTGCCTGGCCTGTAGTTGGTATCTGGTTTGCTGCTCTTGGTGTTAGCACCATGGCTTTTAATCTCAACGGCTTCAACTTTAACCAGTCGCTGCTTGATAACAATGGTCATGTCATCAACACTTGGGCAGACATTCTTAACCGTGCTAATCTTGGTTTTGAAGTGATGCATGAAAGAAATGCACATAACTTTCCACTAGATCTTGCGAGTGCTGATGCAACTCCTGTTGCACTAACTGCACCTTCTATCGGATAACTACCAGGATTTAAATACAATCTCATTTGGGGTCGGGTGTAATATTGCACTTGACCCTTTTCTATTGGGAAAATAATCTTTTTGTTCTCCTTCTCTTGCGATATCACTTGTAATACAATGCAATCCACCATCCCAAAAATAACGATGGCGAAAATTAATTATATGTGGGGTAATATCATACCGTTCAAACGCTTTAAAAACTTCCTCGTTATAATTGTTGCAAATTACATTATGTTCATCAATAACTAACATATTGACATCAAAAACAGTTTCTTCTACGTATGTCACCCAGTCTTTAAGCCATGTTTCGACATAATTGATTAAGTCTTCGTTATATTCTTCTCCTGGTATCCACCATTTTCCTTTGTTTTTTTCTTTTAAATCTAAAAAGGGTCTTACTTTTGACCAACTTTGACCAGGAAGAGTGATTATTTCCCATCCAGGGAAAGTTTCCGAGTAATTTAGTTTATCTATTAACGTTACGAGGAGACCAGGCTTTACTGGACAAAATGATCCGTCTGCATGTCCTTCAATATCAAGAATATGTGATCTATAATTCGGAAACAATCTTTTTACTTTTTCAATAAATCTGTTTGGATTATTCCTGATGATATTATTGACTGCAGAAAAATATAAATCTTTTCCAAGTCTAGTCATACAAGCGGTATTAATGTATTCATCATAAACTATGGGCACATTGTTTTTATTTAAAAATTTTTTTATGGATGAAAATGCATAATGTTTTTTATTGTTTGGATACTTTATATTTGATCCAATCGTTTGTGTTTCTGCTGCAATAATTTCATTTAATAATGTAGAATCTTCAGTGACATTGGTTATTTCTGATAGATTTGTATCTGATGATATTTCTATACCATAATATTCTGATATTAAATTTGAAATATTAATATTTCCATAATTTTTTCCTGGCATGTAAAACGTATTGCCAACCATTGCAGTATGGTCTCTTGGACACATGGGCGGGGGCATTGGAATACCATCATCTCTTAAATGATTTTCAAAGTTTTCAGAAATATCTGTTCTTATAACAGTAATATTAAACTCTTCCAACTTGGATATGAGTTTTTGATAATCTTCTTCGGTTTCAATCGCAATGCGTTCCATAACATTGCGAACCTTGGAGTTTTTTATTTGAGAATAAAATTCTGGAGGATATGAACGACCAACTGCACAAACTTTTAGCGGATCCCAATGTTGATGTACTGTAAACATGTTGTTTTTTCATTGACAATTATTTATTTGTATCATATAATAAACTGTATGCAGTATAAAATAAATGTATGATTATTGGGTAGTTACCGAAACTAGAACTGGGCGAATTATTGCACATTGTGGCGATGAAATTGATGCTTTAATGTTAGTTGGATTTGATAAAGATAAAAGGTCTTATCGAAAACAAAAGTTTATTTTGGATCAAGTAATTACAGTAACTTCATCTGTAGATAAACAACTTTCTGGGCAAGTTGGATTGCCACCAGGAACTTATAAAATAGAAGGCAGAAAAATATATAGTATTGAGGAAGGAACCTCAATGCCAGTAACGATAAATTAAAATGAAAGCAGTAGTATACTCAAAACCAGATTGTCCATATTGCGAAAAGATTAAAGTAATTTTATACCATTGTGCTATTGAATATAAAGAATACATATATGGTAGAGATTTTGATCGTAACCAATTCTATGCTGAATTTGGTGAAAGATCAACTTTTCCTCAAGTTGTATTAGATGACAAGCACATTGGCGGATGCACAGACACAATCAAATATCTAAAGGAGCAAAATCTAGTTTAGATATATCAATAAATAAAGGTGTAGAACTTCTACTTAGGAGTAAGAAACCAGAAGTAAAAATCTTAAGATTTGGAAAGTGGTTTCTTCCTTTTACAAACAAGGAATTTACCATTTGCTTAGAAATAAGAGAACGGTAATCCCAGGAGAATAAAAATGTTAGCAGCTGTCATTTGTTTAGCAACGTTATGTTGCCTGTTGACATTGGGTTTAGGAGTTGTTGTTGGGTATTTGGTTAGACAATACTTACAAGATGTAACACCACAGTATTCACATCCTGAAATGTTTGATTCTAACGGCAACCCACTTCCAGACGAAATTATTGCTTTCAGATTTGAAGGTAACGCAGAACACTTAGATGAATTTGACGATTAACTATGACAAAACTACCAAATAACCCCTTGGTTTCTGAAGTTTTCAAAGCTGCACACGGCGGAAAAACTGTAGAACGTAAGGTTGAAATTTTACAAGAACACAGAAGTGATCATATCAAAGCACTTCTCATCTGGAATTTTGATAAAGGAATTGAAAGTGCTCTTCCGCCAGGTGAAGTTCCTTATAAAAAGAATGAAGCACCTGCAGGAACTGCAGGACATACAAGACTTGTCCATGAATGGAGAATGCTTTATAACTTTGTGAAAGGTGGTAACGATAAAATTTCACAAATGAAGCGTGAGCAAATGTTTGTTCAACTTCTTGAAGCACTTCATGCTGATGAAGCAGAAATTGTTACTTTGGTAAAGGATAAAGACTTACAATCAAAGTATCGCATCACTAGAAGTGTTGTAGAGCAAGCATATCCTGAAATTGTTTGGCGAGATAAGTAACAAATTATACAAAATTGCTTGACTAGATAGTGTATAGACGCTATAATGTGTCTACGTTCATTCGCTATTTTCAGATAGCGAACGCAAGTAAGTCGCGGAACGGAGCGTTCATCTATGGAAGCAGTTCTAATTACTTGTTTGCAATTTGGACAACTAGTTAGTAGGGTGAACAATTCTTATTATCCTGCTATAGTGAAACAACAAATTATTGCAGAACTCGTAAGGGTTTCCCCCAAGAAGTGCAGCATAGACGCAAACGGCTGAAGGAACGGACCTAAAAATCCATTCATTCAGGAGAAACAAAATGACTACTGCAACGTACAGAGGCGTAAAATATGAAGTTGAAGAGCGTAAACTTAATGTTCTTCAACTTCTAAAAGAACAAATTGAAAAAGCAGAGCGTCTAAAGCAGGCGCAAATGCAACTTAAAGGATGATTGATCGGGGGAATTGACTTCCCCCTTTTTTATTGGTATAATTAGTATACAGGAGGTACTATCTAATGCGATATAAGGAAACAATTCGATTAGTAAAAAAAGCACTAGAACAGCCTTGGAAGTATTCTGATGCTGAATTGACTTATATGAAACGTGCTTTAGATGATGCTATTCTGGGACTAGCAAGAAAAAAATTTGACAAACAAAAGAAAAAAGGATTTGGAAACAATGACAGTACGTTTGATTAGTGTAACGCCAGATGCAGAACAAACAATGGCATATGTTGCTAGGGTTTCTAATCCAGCAAATCAAGATAATGAAAACTATGCAGGTCTGTTACGTTATTGTATTAAGCACAATCATTGGTCTGTTTTTGAGCAGGCATTTATGACGCTTGAGATTGAAACCAACCGTGGTATCGCAGCACAAATCTTGCGTCACAGAAGTTTCACGTATCAAGAGTTTTCTCAACGTTATGCAGACACTAATCTTTTAGCAACTGAAATTCCAGTACCAGATCTTCGTCGTCAGGATACTAAGAACCGTCAAAATTCTATTGATGATTTCTCTGAAGATATGAAACAAGATCTTTGGTTGAAGATCAATGATCATTTTCAGGCATCTATGGAACTATATAAGGAACTTCTTGATAAGGGAGTAGCAAAAGAATGTGCTCGTTTTGTTCTTCCTCTTGCAACTCCTACACGCATTTATATGTCTGGGTCTGTACGTTCTTGGATTCATTATATTAATCTTCGTTCTGCTAACGGAACTCAGAAAGAGCATATGGATATTGCGAATGAATGTAAAAAATTATTTGTAGAACAATTTCCTGTGGTATCTGAAGCACTTGAGTGGGCATGAAGGTTTTAGGGATAAACTTAGCAAAAAATGGATCTATTGCAATAGTCAATAATGGTCAATTAGATCTTTATCTTGAAGAAGAAAGAGTTACTAGAATAAAACGTGATGTTGGTGCGTATGCATTATGTGAAAAATTTGTAGACGATACAATTGATGTTGCGATTTATTCCGATTGCTTTACAAGATATTCTTTCAAAGGACATTTAGAAAGAGTTGCTGCTAGAAAAAACTTAGAACATCTTTTATACTCTAGAGGAGTAAAACAGGTTTTAGATTTTAGTGCTAGGCATCATGAGTGTCATGCAGCGTCTGCTTTTTATGGATCTGGATTTGATGATGCTGTATGTTTGGTGATGGATGGAAAAGGATCCTCCATTATTAAAAATGATATATTATTTTCAGAAATAGAAAGTATCTATACTTACAATGATGGAAAATTTATTTCCTTGTTTAAACATTATTCTTGTTTTCACAATCGTTCTTTATGTGAAAACCTTGAAGAACCTTTCTGGGATGGTATAAACCTTTTTAGTAATAGGGTTAGTGTTGGACAAGCATTTAGATGTGTTTCTGGACACTGCGGGTTTGACGAAATTGAAGCGGGCAAAACGATGGGGTTGTCTGCTTATGGGTTTGGTAAAGTAAATTTATTTAATGAAGAATACAACCATAGTTTTTGCAGCAAAGACATTTATCCACGAGATGATGTTGGGTGGACAAAGTATTATGGTGAAGAAACTACAAAGGAAAATCTAGCGTACAACTTACAAAAATCTGCAGAAAACCATGCAGTTTATATGATTAAAAAAGCAGTTGAACTTTCTGGAAAAAAGAATGTAGTTGTTTCTGGTGGGTTCTTTTTGAATTGCGTTTCAAATTTTAATGTGCTAAAATCATTAGATATAAATCTATATGCTGATCCATTATCTTATGACGGTGGACATGCATTTGGATCTGCAATGTTAGTTTCCGATAAAAAAACATTCATGAAGACATTATACTTAGGACCAACTTATGATCTTTCTCATATCGAGGGGAAAGATACTTCATATAGTGAAGTTGCAAGAATAATTTCTGAAAAAAATATTGTCGCAATGTTCCAAGGAAGATCTGAAGCAGGACCAAGAGCGTTAGGAAATAGATCTATTCTTTATGATCCTAGAGATCCAAATGGAAAAGATCATGTTAATACAATTAAAAAACGAGAAGCATTCCGACCATTTGCAGGAACAGTTTTAAAAGAATATGTAAATGGTTGGTTTGACATGGCAGGCATGGATGAAAGTCCTTTTATGATGTATGCTGTAGATGCTTTGAAATATGCATATGATAAAATTCCAGCAATACTTCATGTAGATAAGACATGTAGAATTCAAACTATAACTAAAGAACAGAATGAGCACTATTATAATTTGATTGAAGCATTTTATCGAAAGACAAGAGTTCCTATCTTATTCAATACGTCTTTTAATCTTGCAGGAGAACCTTTAGTAGAAACTCCAGAAGATGCTTTGAAAACATTTTACAATAGTGATATTAACTATCTTTATTTTCCTGAAATTCAAAAATTAATAGTAAAATGAATATTTTAGGAATAAATCTTTCTAATAATGGATCCATTTGTCTATTAAAAGATGGGCAAATAGATTTTTATTTGGAAGCAGAGCGTATAACAAGAAAAAAATATGATTATTCTGTTAGGGACCTAGTAAATTATGTAACTAATGTAGATGTCATTGCAACAGTTGATGCTCATTGGGTTCTTCCTGAGAAAAACATGATTACCGCTAGGGATATCGCAAGATTTAAACGAGAATTTCCTGATGCTAAGCATATCGATTACAGAAAATCACATCATCTTACACATGTTGCCGCTGGATTTTATAATTCTGGATTTGATGAAGCCGCTTGTATCGTTGTTGATAGCAATGGATCTAATATTGCAGATAAATTAGAAATTGAAACTATTATTCATGCAAAAATTGGAAATAGATTTCAGTGGAAGACTGTTCATAAAAAATATTGGGAACCTGGAGAGAATGGTATTGGTAAATTGTTTGAAGGCATTTCAAAATTTTGTGGATTTGGACCAGATGATGCTGGAAAAGTTATGGGATTGTCTGTGTATGGGTCTAAAAAAGTAGATCTGTATAATACTGCAGGATCTTCTAAAGAAGATGCTGCATATACAATCCAAACACTTTGGGAAGAACGAGCATTAGAACTTGTCAATCTTGCACTGGAGAAAACAAAGTGTAAGAACATTGTTTTATCTGGAGGTTGTTTTTTAAATTGTGTGGTTAATTATAAACTTCGCAAACAATTATCAAAGGATGTTAAAATGTATATTGAACCTATCGCACATGATGGTGGAACTTCTATAGGAGCTGCTTACCTTGCTTACTACAATCCCAAAATTAAAAATTCTTGATATCAGTGCAACAATTGGATGTAATCTAAGTTGTAAAGGATGCAACCATTTCAGTAACTATTTTGCACCAGGCAGCAAATTAGATACTGATAAACTTATTGAAGATATCCATACAATTTTACCTAGGATAGATGTAGAACGTGTCTCAGTTATTGGAGGAGAACCTTTACTCAATCAACGCTGTAGAGACATTTTACATGCTTGTTTAGAACACAAAGAGATAGTTTATCTTTACACTAATGGTATTCTTCTTAATGAAGAAAATAGAAAATGGATCGAAGAAGATTTAGAAACTTATCCTGGGATGCAATTGCGTGTTAGTGTTCATACTCCAGAAGTTATTGATAACATTAGTAAAGTAAAAAGTTCTAAGGTTCTTGTTACAGAACACCATGATGGGAAAGATCGTTGGTTTAATTCGATTAAACAATCCAATGGTAAAGTTTTCCCTTATGCCCATAACAACATAAAGCAAAGTTATGAGATGTGTTCTTGTCCTAATACTCAACTTTATAATGGAAAACTTTGGAAATGTCCTAATGCAGCTTTTCTAAAGGAACTTCTTTATGTTACTGAACAACTAGAAGATGATTGTTGGAAACCTTTTCTTGGAGATGGATTACCAGTTGACTGTAGTGATGAAGATCTGGTAAAATTCTGTGATAATTCTAGTAAACCAGAACAAATATGTAACATGTGTACCGCTAAACCATTAAAGTTTAGTGCAGCATTACAAATCAATAATCATAAAAAGATTATTACCACACAATAAATATTTACGAATTGAAATAACTATGCCCATATATCCTGTAAAACATTTAGAAACTGGGGAAACACAGGAACTTGTTATGTCTGTCGCTGATTATGATCAGTGGAGAAAAGACAATCCCGAATGGGATAAAGATTGGTCTGCTGGTGTCGCTTCTGCCGTGAGTGCTGTAGGTGACGTTTATAGTAGAACTGATGGAGGATGGAATGAAGTCCTCCATAGAGTTAGCAAGATGCCTGGTTCAAAAGTAAAGCCTCAGAAAACAACGCACTTCTAATATGTCCTCAAGGAAAAAAAGAACTTCTTCCCAAGTCGGAGCTGGATTATCAGCAAAGCAAATGCAAAGAAAAAAACCTTTCAATGTTGACATGATGGTCGATATTGAACCGCTAACACAAAACCAAACAAAAGTTTTTGACGCTTATAAAGAAGATAAAAATCTTTTTGTTTACGGAGCAGCAGGAACAGGTAAAACATTTATTACCATGTATCTTGCATTGAAAGAAGTCCTTAATCCTTTGACACCTTACAACAGAGTTGTAGTTGTAAGATCATTAGTTGCTACAAGAGAAATTGGTTTCCTTCCAGGAGATCATGAAGATAAGTCTTCTCTTTACCAAATTCCTTACAAGAATATGGTAAAGTACATGTTTGAGTTACCTACAGACAATGATTTTGAAATGCTGTGGGGCAATCTCAAAACACAAGAAAGTGTAAAGTTCTGGTCTACAAGTTTCATCCGTGGGACTACACTAGATGATTGTATTATCATCGTTGATGAGTGCCAGAACTTGAATTTTCACGAATTAGATAGTATAATTACTAGAGTTGGTGAAAATTGTAAGATCCATTTCTGTGGTGATGCATCGCAGTCTGACCTTATCAAAACCAATGAACGAAATGGT